ACTGAAAGTGGTATTTCAGTTGCTTATGATGACACAAACGGAAAGTTAAATTTTACAGTTGGTACACTTAATCAAGACACAACTGGAAACGCAGCCACAGCAACTGTACTAGAAACTGCGAGAACAATAGGTGGAGTGTCATTTAATGGTAGTGCAAACATTGACTTGCCTGGCGTCAATAGTGCTGGTAATCAAAATACAACTGGTTCTGCAGCAACTCTAACAAATGCAAGAACTATCGGTGGAGTTTCGTTTGATGGGTCTGCAAATATAAATCTGCCAGGAGTAAATACCTCTGGTAGTCAAGATACAAGTGGTAATGCAGCTACTGCTACAGCTCTAGCTACTGCAAGAAATATACATGGAGTAAGTTTTGATGGTACAGGTAATATTGATTTATCTGAAGTAATTCAAGATACTGTAGGAGCTATGTTTAGTAGTAATACAGAAACTAATATTACTGCAACATATGAAGATAGTGATGGAACAATAGACTTAGTTATAGGAACTCTCAATCAAGATACTACTGGAAATGCAGCAACAGCTACTGCACTTGAAACAGCTAGAACTATACATGGAGTTTCATTTGATGGTAGTGCAAATATAGATTTATCAGAGGTAATTCAAGATACTGTGGGTGCAATGTTTGGTAGTAATACTGAAACAGATATTACAGTTACATATCAAGATGCTGATGGAACAATAGACTTAGTTGTGAGTGATATATCTGGAAATGCAGCCACTGCTACTGCACTTGCAAATGCCAGAACTATTGCAGGAGTATCATTTGATGGAACTGCAAATATTGCAATTGCAAGTACAGACTTATCAAACACAAGTGCAATTACTCTCCTAACTGCATCACAGACACTAACAAATAAAACATTAACAAGTCCAGTTATAAATACTGGATTAAGTGGATCAGCATTTTTAGATGAAGATGATATGTCAAGTAATTCTGCGACAAAAGTTGCATCACAACAATCAATTAAAGCTTTTGTGGATGCAGTTGAATCAAGAACAAGAGCTTTCGCGATTGCAATAGGTGCTGGACTTTAATTATAACTAAATAGTATAAAAGGATTTAACATGGCTATTCCAACTACGAAATCTACATTTAAAGAATATTGTCTAAGGAGTCTTGGAAAAGGTGTTATTGATATTAACGTAAGTGATGACCAAATAGATGACAGAGTGGATGAGGCATTACAATATTTTGCACAATATCATTATGATGGTATTGAAAAAGTATATCTAAAACACCAGATTACACAAGCAGATGTGGATAGAGCTGCAAGTAATGATACTACAACTGCAACAGATTCTATAGACAATTCTATAACAGCATCTTTTACAGAGGGTAAGGGATTTATTCCTATGCCATCAGCTGTAGTTTCTGTTATACAAATATTTCCATTTGATGATATTGCAACGAATAATATGTTTGATATAAGATATCAACTAAGACTAAATGATCTATATGATTTTAGTTCTACTTCTATTATGCATTATCAAATGACAATGGAACATTTAGATTTTTTATCACACATTCTTGTTGGAGAAAAACCTATACGTTTTAATCAACATCAAAATCGCTTGTACATAGATATGGATTTTGCAAATGATATTACTGTCGGTGAGTTTATAATTATTGAGTGTTATCGTAAAATAGACCCAGCAACATACACAGATATATTTGATGATATTTATTTAAAAAGATATGCAAGTGCACTTATCAAAAGACAATGGGGAGCAAATCTTTCTAAGTTTGCTGGTGTTGCAATGTTGGGTGGTGTGACTATGAATGGTGAAGCAATATACTCACAGGCACAAGAAGAACTAGAAAAATTAGAAGAACAAATACAATTATCATTTGAGACTCCAATTGATTATATGGTAGGATAATACAATGGCTGTCAATAGTGCATTTCACACAAATAATTTACAATCACTTGCAACGGAAAGAAGTTTATATCAAAACCTAATAAAAGAAGCAATTCAAATTTATGGCCATGATGTTTATTATGTAAATCGTACTACTGTTGCAATAGATAATATTCTGGGTGAGGATTCTATATCTAAATTTACTCGACAACACCCTATTGAAATGTATGTAGAAGACTCAGAAGGCTTTGGTGGTGATAAAGAAATCATAACACAGTTTGGTTTAGAAAATCGTAATGAAATTACTTTTGTAGTTTCTAAAGAACGATTTCAAGAAATGGATAGTCAAGTTACGTTAGAAGATGGAACAGATACCACCGGCGGTTCTATTCTTTTAGAAACTGCTAGTATAGATCAATCATCTAGTTCATCTACTTTAACAACTATTCAAGGTGATAATAATTTTTATATACTACTAGATATAACACCTACTGATGCAGATAGACCATTAGAGGGTGATTTAGTTTATCACCCAGTATTTGAAAAAATATTTGAAATTAACTTTGTAGACCATGATGAACCTTTTTATCAATTAGATAATAATCCAGTATATAAATTAAGATGTAAATCTTTTGAGTATGGTTCAGAAGTTCTTGATACTGGTATTACAACGATTGATGCTATAGAAACAGATTTAACCACAGATACAAGAGAACACCAATTTACATTAGAACAAACTTCAGCTTATAATGAAAGTATTGCACTTGAATTTAATACAAATTTAACGTATACAGATTCATTACTAATGGAAGATGATGATGTTGTAGTACATGAAGATGATTCAAGTTCAATAGGAACAAATATTCTTCTTGAAAATGCTGCCGACACAGGTGATGATGCGTATCTAATTCAAGAAACCTATATAATAGGAGATGCAGATACAGACAAAACTGCACAAAACGAATTGTTTGACACACTTGATGATACAGTTTTAGATTTTTCTGAAACAAATCCATTTGGTGATGCTGGGAGTTTATAATGTTAGGACAACAATTTTACCACGAAACAGTTAGAAATATAATCGTTGCTTTTGGAACTATGTTTAATAATATCAATATTGTTCGTAAAGACAACTCTGGAACAATTATTCAATCAATGAAAGTGCCGTTGGCATATGGGCCTAAACAAAAGTTTTTAACTCGTTTAGATACAGACCCATCTTTATCAGCTGCTACTGCAATCACTCTACCAAGATTAGGTTTTGAGATTGGTGGTCTTACTTATGATACCGCCAGAAAGATGAATCGTGTACAAAAATTTAAAAAAGTAAAAAGTTCCAGTTCAGATGCAAATAAACTGGATACACAATTTATGCCCGTTCCATATAATATGGATATTACTCTATATGCAATGGCAAAAAACTCTGATGATGCTTTACAAATTGTAGAACAGATACTACCATTTTTTCAACCAGACTATACATTAACACTTAATGATATGGCAGATATGGGTATTAAAAGAGATGTTCCTATTATTTTAAATGATGTAAGTTATGAAGATAATTATCAAGGAGATTTTGAAAGTCGTAGGGCGATAATTTATACTATGGGATTTACAACTAAATTTTATCTTTATGGCCCAGTTACTTCCTCAAGTGTTATCAAAACTGTTCAAGTAGATCAATTTACAAACTTACCTGCAGTTACACCTACAAGAGAACAAAGATATTCAGTTACATCTAATCCTGCAACTGCAGATGCAGATGATGATTTTGGTTTTAATGAAACAAGTGCTTTCTTTCAAGATGCCAAAAACTTTGATCCAGCTGACGGAACGGACAAGTAATTATGAAAGACCCTTTTGCAGAGGTTGACAAAGCTCTAGGAGTTTTTGATCCAGTAGAAACTGCAATACAACAAAATAATATTACAGTTCCTAAAAAAGTTATTAAAAGTAATGAAGATGATATAGATAATGATTATAAATATCAGCGAGAAAACTTTTACAATCTTATTGAGAGAGGTCAAGACGCAATTGAGGGTATACTAGAAATTGCAAAAGAGTCAGATCATCCTAGAACTTATGAGGTTGCAGGTAATCTTATTAAACAAGTAGCTGAGGT